TCAGGCCTTTTTCTCGATTTCCCGAAGTTTTGGCTTTATACCACTCTTTATAGCAACTAAGCCCTTCTTATCAGGCTTCGCATCTTCGTCTGTATCTTCTGAAGGCCCAATATCTGTAAGCCGTGCAAAGTCTGGTTTAATATATTGCATAAGAGACGCTTCATCTACAATATTAAAATCTTTATCTAAAAACCTCAGTTTAATATCTTTGATTTCCCCATTCTCCGCTTTATATGCAATAATATAATGTTTATAATCTTCTTCTACATTAATCATTCCCTGACTAATTTTTTCAAAATCCTGTTCCAACACATCTGTATCAAAAATCGTGATTCCAAAATCTTCTAATGTCATTTGTCTTTCTTTCGCAATACAATCCTTATTTTCGACATAAAGAACTGATTGTAAATAGTGTGGATTTTCACGATTTTTCTTTTTGGGAACGCCAGACAATGTACCTTCTGTCATTATCGAATAGGTAATATGCTCTTTTCGATCAATGACCATTCTTCCAGACCAACCATACCTCTGGAAAGGAACAAGATCAATATCATCTTTCACCACATGTGTTCTTAAGTTTGTATTGATATTGTCCCCTCTTAGAAGTATAATCGCATTATTAGTTTCCCGATGATTTTCTCTTAAATATTGTTGCAAATCATCCCTGATAGCTTTCTCTATGCAATAAACAATTTTTCTGAGTAAATCATCATTGATTACAATTTGAGTATTTCTATTCACGTCCAACGAAATTACCTCCTGACTTTATTCTGTTTTTAATTTTTACATAAAATATTTTTTTTGTCAAGTGGTACTTCGTTTCCTTTTTAATTTGTATATTCCAATGTTAATAACTAAATCCTGTGAACATAATCCAGTGAAATCCATCCATCATGATTTTTCTGATAAAATTTCAGAAGCCCCCAAAGGCTCGCACCCTTGCCTTCTGCCTCTTCCACAATAGTGAAAGCACCTTTTCCGGTGTATTTACCTGTTTTGTCGTAGTCTGTTCCCGGACCCCTGCAGATGTTCAAATCTTCGATGGATACTCTCACAAGATACGGTGTAAATGTATCATTGGAATAAATCACTTTACCGGATTCATCAAATACGGAATATCCTTCATTTTCATCTGCACACCTCTTGGCATTTTCCAAACTATGGAATGCACCTTTCTGCGTGTCAAAATCTGCCCATGTCTTACGCACACGGTACCAGACTTCCTCCGATTCTGCTGCCTCGCTCTTAATTCCAATCATAGCATTTAATATTGTAATAATCTTTGCACCATATCCGGCTCCTGCTGCCCATCCTTTTCCGGCTGGATTTTCTTTCTGTCCAAGCCACTCCACATATTCCGCACAGCATCTTGCGACATACTTGAAGCGTGGATCAACGCATTCATTCTTCAAATCCACTGTGGAAGCATAGGCTTTCAAATGCTGAACCTGCGCCCTGATACCAAGCTGTGGTGTATCAAAGGAATTTCCCTTCATTCCATTAGACGTCACTCCCATACCACAGAAGTTATTCTGGTCGAGCGTTACTGCAGAACCAGAAAATCCGAAATTACCTGTTTCCAGACAAGACTGTGCAAAGGCAATATCACCACGGACACCCTCTGCCTTGCCTTCTGAAAGGTAAAGCGGAATCATGTCGATAACCGACTGTGCAACATCAGGATTCTTTCCAAATCTTCCACGAACCGTCAAGTATTGTAAAATAGTTGGTAGGGATTTCTGAGTAATCACAGAAATCTTCATACCATACAAGCGCACTTTCCGGCTTTCTGCGAAGCACCTCTGCAGTAACCTTAAATGCCCTGTCGGGCTGTACCATTTCTCTGTTCACATCCATGAATTTTCTTGGCTTCAATCCATAGTACACTTCCCCGGCAGTCGCTTTCTGTGAAAAATCCGAACATACCCGAAAGCCATAAAAAACCACCCCAGGAACTCCACCGGACACAGTAATGGTGTGCTTTCCTGCTGACAAGCTGACTCCACTTTTTAATATCCTCCAGAATTTCTTTCTCCAATATAAGAAATACAGCCGTGATTCCGACAGCATCTGACTGTCCCCATCAAGACTGATTCCGATGCTATTCTTATCCCATCTTGGATAGACTATCTCAACTACCACATCATATGTTCCGGCTGTTGGTACTTCAAATGTGTATTTCAGCACTGCTTCTTCATCCAAAACAGCCGCATATCCTTCTCCAATGACTGCATTGCCTGAATAAGAATCCGGCACACCGTTCCTATCAACACTTATTGCTCCGAAAGAAACCTTCTGCTGCTTCAGATAAGTTGTGAGATATTTTCTGCCACTATAGGTTTCATGCTTTGTCGGCTCTGCTGTTTCCCTGCTCGTATCCCATCCTTCCATAAAGTCATATACATGAAGCAGTCCCCAAGGGACCATATCCGTCCAATCCCAATATGAAAAGAATGGGATAAAGGGCTGTGGCGGTGCATCACCTGTATGATTATATAAGCCCTCCATCCAATATTTCGCAGCATAATAGGTAAGGCTTGTTCCCCGATAGGTCATACCTGGAAGGCAGATATTTACATGAAGGTTTGCTCCCTTTGCCTTTACAGTAGAGTAAATCCGTGAGAACAGCGCATTTGCCTTTGTTCGGTTCGCTAACTCCCCTCCACGTTCCAAATCAATATCTATCCCGGAACACCACGGATATTTATTAATAATCCTCACGATTTCTGAAATGAACGTATCCTGTGCGCCATTCGTATTCTCTCTGAGTGCTGTAAAAATAGAGGCAGTACCATGATTCATAATGGTCAGAAGCCATTTAATATGTGGCCATTTCTTAACATAAGGAAGGATAGTACTGACCGCAGTTCCCGTCTCGCTGATTGTTCCATCTGCTGAAACTTCAAAGGTAAAAATACCAACATGAGACAGCTTATTTCCTTTTTTTCTTAACACCTGATGCATTCTTGTATTTCCCCATGAATGTCCATGCCATGACGTTTCGGTTACTTGCCCTTCTCACATCCGTTTTCCTCCAATCCCATATGCCATCTCCTGAAAAGACATGCGCACAAGTGCTGACTTCCTGTCCTTTACTTTAATCTGGTGTTTACTGTCCCCTGCTGCCGAATAAGGATATAATCCATTAGCCTTAATCCGGCTTCCATTCCTTGTTGCCACCCTTGCATCAGCATTAATTTCAACAACATCATCTTCTAAAAAAAACGTTCTGCAGAGTCAGCTTGTGGATTCCGTAATTATGAGCCACACTCATGTCTCCTGCTGCCATCGTATCTTTTGGAATTATGTGATAATTCAGCCCGGCCGATACTTCCCCATCATTGGTGATCACCGCTGTAACACCGGAACGTACAATCCCATTAAAAAAGCGGACAGGTGTTATCTCTCCATCCACACGGTTCTTTTGCAAAAGTTCCAGATTGTTTACCACATACCCGGTCAGCCACTTACCTTCCTGAAACATGATATCTGTTATATAAAAGGTTCCGGTACACTCCTCTAAAACCACATTTACAGTAGCCTTTGCCACCTTCTTTTCTTCATGTGTATTGATTGTCCCGGCAAATCGAATAAACTCCATCCTTACACCTCCTGTGCATCAAAGGTGTACCTCTGCTCTGACACATGGGAAACCCATGCGGTTGCTACCGAACCACCCTGCAGCATAACATCCGTAAAACGCACTGTGCCTGTACAGTCCTGCACCACGACCCTTACCGTCAGTTTTTTCACTTTTTCTATTCCGTTAACACTGACCTCTCCTGCCGACCTCGTAAAATACATTTAATATACCTCCAAAAATAGACAGAAAAAAGCACCTCCAAGAGGAGATGCCTTGTTTCTGTTATATATTTACTCTTCTTCCATCAATGCATGGTATAAACGCTTTGCTTCTACCGCATTAGTCGTTTTCTTATTCCGCTCTACTATTTGAACAGTAAGATCTTGTTGCATTTTTTTCGCTACCGATTTTGTCGAAGCTCTTTTGTTTAATTGCAATACCGTTCCTACATATTTTTGAACTTTAGGAGATTTAACAGTTGGAATTTTTTCTCCCCTGAATCCCATCTCTACAATTTTTGATGCTTCTAGCATTTCATCCAAATCCATCGAAGCAATCAATCTACCAGTAACTTTCCCTCTTCTAACGGGAGTTGCTTTCACGGCAACAGCCTTTACCGAAGCTACACCAGTTTTTACCGGAACTGCTCCCATTCTTAAACCTTTTTCTACTGTTGTTCCTGCTATTTTCTTTCTTCGACTACCTACAGGTGTATTTATTTTTGCTTTCGGCATATTATTCACCTACTTTCTTATCAACAATATTTACAACACCACTCAGAATATCTTTAAATGAAATTATTTCAAATTCGTTTTCCTTCAAATCTTCAATTTTGTATTCAACGGCATCATCACTTGCTCGTTCCCCGACCACAACCTCTACATATCTGTCTTTTACTTTTTTACTCTCCACGATGTAAAGTATCGGAAAAAAAGCTTCATACTCAGCGACTGATACAATACTTCTTATTTCATTATATTCTTTTTTACTAATAACTCCACCATTAAGTTTAGCCTTGGCTCCTTTTAAGATTCCAGCTATATTATTCTCAATTTCTTTCGTATGACGATCTCCTGTTGTAATCTGTTCTAAATATCTTTTACAGATTGTTGCTGGATTTGAAGTCGGTGGTTGTTTTGATGAATTAAATTCTGTTGTACACCAAACATAATGGATATTTTTATAATATCTTTTTGCTATTTTATATGCTAATTGTGTCCCAACTGAATATAAAAATGGATTATTCTTTACATCCAATCCCATATTCTATCATCCTCTTTTCATCATTAGAATTCATTTATATTTTACCACAACAGAATCAATTTTTCATTCAAATAATTCTCAAAACAACTCTACAAATCTTGTTTCTTCTGAACCATCCTCATATTCAATCACAAGTTCAATGCCAACTCTGCCATTCGCACCCTTTTTCAGATTCTCTGTTGCTATGCTTGCCGATACTGTATAGCTACTTCTGGTAGCTGGATATACTTCCTGCGCCAATGTTTTTGTAGTATTTAACGCTCCCACACACTTAAAACTTGCATTACCGGAAGCACCGTTTTCTCCATCCACCTCAAAGCCGGAATTCTGCCAATAGCTGAATCCATCATCTGCTCTGGAATTTAGCAGATGGTTATTTACCACCAAATCCTTCATCTCCTGTCTGTCCAGCAAATCCGATGAGGAAAGAGTATCTGTTGCCTTCTCCCATGAAGCAGAAGAATCACCCAGTTCTTTTAATTTGGTAGAAAGTTCAATGACTGTCTTCCACGGCTCCTGCACGTTATAATCCATACGGATAATTCTCGTGCTGATTCGGATTCCCAAATCCTTGTCATCCACGGTTACCACATCCGCACCGTAGGCATAAAGCCTTGTTACAAGGCTTCGGGTGTCTACACCCCTCTGTATACCACATTTGATTTTAACCAGTTATCCATTTGATTAATAATACAAAATTGTTCATACTCGGCCATACTTTTCCATGTATATAACAATTCTGCCGGATACTGATTTTCATCACTATCTATCATTCTTGCACACGACTTGCATAACCAAATTCCATTTTCTATACTACTTCTCTCTTCTGGCGTTAAATCAGGGTTGTATCTTGGTCCACCTTCAGCTGCTGCAGTTATATGCGCAGCCTCACCGATTGATACTCGCTTTTGAGGATTGCTGTGAGGACCTTTTGTTTCTCTTCTACAGTTTGGATTAGAACACTTTCCTCCCACTCTCTCACATAATCTATCTATAGTTTTTTGCGAAAAGTCGTCTCTTTTATTCATTCGTAATGCTCCTTACCTATCTCCAAACATGAACTCAATAACACTTAGCGCATTCAAAATCTGTATACATTCATATCTTTCAATGCTTCTATTCATTCGACCATGCATTAACCAATTTCTATTCAAATACGGAGGTTCTATGCCATTTTCGAACTTGTATAGGCCATCGATAAATATCCTATTCAAATATGCTATTAATGAAGGATACATTTCCAAAAAGTATATTTTCTTTGACATGAATCCTCGTTTTTCGGTAAGCTGTCTAAAATCCTCCGCCTTTTGATTCGCAAAGCCATCATTAGAATATTTAACTCTGTAACTCATACGTTGGTTCGGAAAATCTACTAATTCATTCACCCTATTATCAAGTAATGCAAGCAAGTACATAGCTGCAGTCATATAATCTTCATTTTCAAAAGCCTGCATTCCATTCTTAAAATATAACTGTGTCTCGTCCGAAACGTACTTTTCCTGTAGCCTCTCTATAATCACATCAAGAATTACAATATCTTCTCCGTCAAAAAACTCTGCTACCTTTGCTTCCCCTTCACATAATAATTGTTCCCAATTCTTAATATCTGCAGGATTTGAATGCTCAGAAATAACCCAACCATTTTTACCGAACTTTTCACTCCACTCAATTTCAGATCTATATTTTTCTTCAAATTCAGCTTCAGTTAAACCTTCAGTTTCTCTGACCTCTTGCTGATAATTTTTGAGCATTTCTTCCAACTTGAGAAGACCCGGCATATTGTTAAGTGAATTCTTCCATTCATTTAGTTTATCACTGAGTTCTTGAAATTTTGCTAATGCTTCCGGAGATATTGCTCTCGTAACATTTTTATATAATTCCTCCTGCTTCTTAGCTATCTCAAGTGCTTTCCTATATTCCTGTGAATTTTCAAAATCATTACTCATCTTCTCATCCTCATGACGTGAAATAACTTTTGCGAAAAAGTATCCTTTCGCCAAAATGTATATTTCCCGTTCTCCAAAGCCTATCCCCTGGGGTAAACATCCGGTTATATCATCACTCTACAGAAACACACATCTATTTTATTTCCAAAATGGCGAAATCTTTTGATTTATTGGGCTTTTTCGACAGAAGACAGACTGTTTCATTTTGTGTATCATTGTCCAAACTTAGTGTAAACTCTTTTTCTATAATCGGCAACTTAAATTCTATAGATTTCAGCCACTGACCATTCTCTTTGCGTTCTTCGTAAATCTGCACATTATCCACTAACTGCGACAGGAACTCCCGTTTCTCTGCTTCGTTCATTTGAGCATACAATTTATCAAAGAACACGAGTGCCTTGTAAATGTTATCCCCTGTAATCTTATCTGCCAGCAGAGAGCGTTTCTGAGCCTTTGCAGATACCAGCAGTTCCTCTGCATCATCTATTTTATCATAATTCTTGTACAAATGGTTCTCTAAATCTGTTTTTCTTCGCTGATAATGCTTATCCTCATAATCAAGAGAATCCATATCTGATAAAATAGTATCTTTATTATGATATAGCTTTCTTAATTGTATTTTATAATTTTCTATTTCCTGATCTAATGCACCAGTATCTACTTCCATATTTATTTTGTTGCGGATTAAATCCGAAAATTTAGGATTACTAACCAGTTTACTAATCACCTCTGCAACAGAAGCATCCAGCATTTCTTCATGCACCTGTTTTTTGTAATCACACTTATGACCTCTAGTCATATTTCTGTGTTTGCAGCCATAATAATAAAAATCCTTATAGTTACTTCCATCCTTGCGTTTCTTAATAGACTTGTTGCCATACATTCCTGCACCGCAGACAGGACATTTCAAAATTCCTGATAATAGATGAATCTTTTCTCTCTTGTCACGATTGACCTTTTCATACTTTTTAGCCTGTGCCGCCACCTTGACCTGTGCCTGCTCCCATACTTCTTCTGATACAAGAGCTTTGTGCAGACCATCTACTAACAGGTAATCGTCTTTCTTAACCTGCCTATACTCAAATCCGTATTTACATATTGGTCAAATATCATTCTTATGGCAACTGCTTCTTCCTCATTGACTTCCAGTTTTCCATCAATGAGAGAATATCCATATGGTGCAAAACCACCGTTCCATTTACCTTCCCTGGCTTTCTGCATCCTTCCTTCCATTGTCTGAACACGAATGTTCTCACGTTCAATCTCTGCCACTGCTGACAGAACAGATATCATAAGCTTCCCGGCATCTTTGGATGAATCTATTCCGTCCTCCACACAAATCAGATTCACTCCAAAATCCTGCATTACTTGTAATGTTGCAAGTACATCTGCCGCATTTCTTCCAAATCTGGAAAGTTTAAATACAAGAACATAAGATACTCCATCTTTTCCTGACTTAATATCCTCCATCATCTGATTAAATGAAACTCTTCCCTCTATTGATTTGCCGGATTTTCCTGCATCCTCATACTCACCGGCAATTTCATATTCATTATAGTCGCAGAACGCTTTCATTTTTGTTTTCTGTGCATCCAGAGAATAGCCATCTATCTGCATGGTTGTCGAGACACGGGTGTATAAATATACTTTGATTTTCTCTTTCTTCAATTTACATATCACCTCCAGGAAGTGCCGAAACTGCCGACAGATTGATACTGACTAATGTATCCATCTGCCTGATTGCCAAATTTCTAAGCAATATAAGTCTTTCTGATTGAGATTTCCCCTGCTCAATTAAAATAGCATTATAACTTTCCATATTTGCCAACACCAACAACTGATTTAAATTTGCATCATCACGCACATTCCCCTTTTTACCCAGATTATTATTTTTCCATTGCTTTGCAGTCTGTCCAAATAAAGCAACATTTAAAAGATCTGCTTCACTGGCATATGTATAAGCAATCTGTTCTGGTGTTAGCTCTGGTGGAATCAAATTTTCCTTCACCGCATCCGTGTGAATACGGTAGTTCACCTTTGATAAAGCCCTGTTCAAGTTCCAGTCCAATGAAAATCGACTATTTTCATCTTGTTTTAACCTGCGGTAATCTTTCATAATATACAGTTGAAATTCCGGAGAAATCCATGTAGCAAATGCCATTGCAATATCGCTATGTGCATAAGTTCCTCCACCATATCTGCCTGCTTTTGACACTATTCCAATAGCATTGGTCTGTTCAATCCATTTGGTTGGCGTCATAACAAACCTGTTTAATCCTGCCTCACTTCTAACCGCCTCGAATTGCACACGGTTAAAATCTGGATTGTGAAGTTCTTCCCAAACAGCCAAAAACTCAACTGTATTTCTGTTTCGCATCCAGTTCTGAATGACAAATCTGGGATCATTATCATTTCTATATTTTGCAATATCTGTCAACGAAATATATTCATTTTCAAAATCTTTCGTGTAAATCCCAATATCAATTCCTTTTGCGTGAATAATTTCCCTAGGGCTGCGTCTATCTCCCGCGCAAGCTGCGCGTTCCCGGCTTTCTCATAAAGCTCCACACTGTTCCACAATGTAGAACGGTCAGCGAAAGAGGGCGGGGCATGGGGCGGCAGCATGATTTCGGTATGGACGACGCCGCCTTTGCGGGTGTAGTCATGGGTCATTCCGTCCCACTCGTTTGTGAGCTTTTCGCCGCTTCGGTAGGCGGCAGCGGCTACGGCTGACTTGCCTTTTCCTCGGCTCACAATGCTGATGTTACAATGATAAATCGCTATGGGTATCACCTCCGTTAGAGCGATTACAAGACTTGTGGAAAGTGAATAGCTTGCGTAGCAAGGTGTTCGCTTTCCGCAAGTACACAAAATGGGAGACAGCGCAAGCTGTCGCAGGGGAAGTGTAGCGTCCCCTGTTCGCGGCAAAGCCGCCATATCGGAGTGCGGGGAAAGTTCCCTATGCGGAGATAAAGCCCTCGGCAGAGCGCACACGCCCGCAAGGGTGTATAAGTGCGCCCTTTGTTCCAAAAGGATTACTCCGCATTCCCGCCTTCGGCTCGTTTTTTCAAAAACTCCTGTGCTGGCTCGCTCGTCAAGGCAAGCCGTAAAAAGGCTTTCGCTTCCTCGTCCGGCATGGCAATCAGCTCTGGCACAAGACTCTCCATGAAGCCGCCGCGCTTGCAAAGCCTGTGATTTCTCGCCTTGCGTTCCTCGACGGACAACTTCTGCCGCAACATTTTTTCCCGATTCTCAAACTGACGAATTTTCTTCTTCCTGTCCTCAATCTCGGCGGTCAATTCCTCGCGGGTTTTCTCTCTCGGTTTCGTCAT